TCTATGAGCGGCGATGGTGTCCATGCTAGGCAGGTCTATAGGTGGTTGAAGACGCAAGATGTCGACGTGACAGCCCAGATAACTCCCTGGGGAAATACCACTTTCATGATAAATCCAGAGGCAGACGAGACTGTCAAAAGCATAATGACAGATTCTAATTCTGCGAAGAAGGATTTCGATATCTCTCTCCAGATCCAGCTTCCAGACGAGTGGGATCCCAATATTGCGAAGACCAATATCGGGATAACCGCAGCAGTGGAGACTGATAGGTGTAATCCCGCATGGATAACTTGCTGCAACGCAATGGACAGGGTAATAGTTCCTTCGAAGTTTACGGAAGGTGTTCTCAAGGGAACAGGCAGCATTATTAAACCACTATCAGTTGTTAGCGAAGCATATGATGAAGAGATACTAGGAAGCGGACATCTTGATCTTGATCTGAATACGTCTTTCAACTTTCTCGTAGTTAGTCAGCTTACAAGCATTGAGCCCTCAACTGACAGGAAAAACATATTCAACACCATCAAGTGGCTCTGCGAAGCATTCGCAGATGACAAAGATGTCGGGCTAGTTATAAAGACTAACCTTGGAAGAGCTACTGACATTGACAGGATGAACACGCGGAGCACTCTTTCTAAGATGCTCAAGGAAGTGAGGAAGGGACCATTTCCAAGAGTTCACTTCTTGCACGGTGACATGAGCACAGAAGAGATAGGTGCACTCTACAGAAATCCGAAGATTAAGGCTCTCATAAGTCTCACGAGAGGTGAGGGTTTCGGACTACCCTTGCTTGAAGCTGCGTGTAATGATCTTCCTGTTATCGCAACTAACTGGTCTGGTCATCTAGACTTTATGGGTCTCGGAAAATACGTTACTGTCGATTACTCCTTGAAGGAGATTCCTGATAGTCGAGTTGATGGCAGAATATTTGTGAAGGGACTTAGATGGGCAGAGCCATCAGAGGAAGATTTCAAGAAGAGAATCAAGAAGTTCCGTAACAGTTTTGATGTCCCCAGACAGTGGGCTTCTGATCTGGGCAAGAAGGCTCGAGAGAAATTCTCGACTGAATCTGTGAACAAGCAGTATGATAGAACTTTAGGAGATCTTTTCTAATGATTTATCTTGCGATTGCACTGCTGGCTGTTGGTCTAGGCATCTCTCTCTATTTTAACTACAAGTTCGCAATGACGGTCCTCAGGATCGAGGACGCAATAGAGGAGTCACTAGATTCTCTTGATAAGAGATATGCCGCCATGTCTGCAATCCTAGTAAAGCCAGTCTTCTTTGACTCTCCTGAGGTTCGCCAGGTGATAAAAGAGATAGCAATCACGAGAGACAGCATTCTACGGATTGCAAACGTCCTCGTCTCGAACATACAGGCGGAGATTAAAGAAATTGAAGAAGAAGATCGGGACGATAAAGAAGGCACCTAAGCGGCCAGCATCAAACCTCTACTTCCACGCTGGAACACACGATGCAATCGTTAAGTTCCAGGGTTGCGATGTGCATGACAGGTCAACAAGAGAGGACATATATGTGAACGAGATTCTCCCAGCATTTGATAAGCTGGTTGAGAATCTCATTTTTATGCATGGTTTCTCGAACATCTACGGATCTTATGAAGATCTTAAGAACGACTGTATCTCGTTTTTATATGAAACACTTCATAAGTTTGATGCTGGCAGGGGTACTAAAGCTTTTTCTTACTTCAATGTTGTTGCCAAGAACTGGCTTATCATCAAAAGTAAGCAAAGATCAAAGGTCACCAAAAAGACAATCAGTATAAATGACAAGGACTCGATTGCAGACCTAGAGAGACTGAGCGTCCAGGAGTTCAACGAGAAAAATAGTCAGGCAGACATCTACAATAAGAAGCACAACATAGAGGGGCTGCTACACCTTTTTGACCAGATCAGGGTTCGTCTGACAAATGAGAATGAGATATCCTGCATGGATGCCATAGTGAAGCTCTTCAGCAGCATCGACGATCTAGATCTTCTGAATAAGCGTGCCATATTCGTCTACATGAGAGATCTCTCCAATCTGACACCGAAGCAGCTCTCAGCCTCTATGTCATCTATAAGGAAGCACTACAAGGACCTTATGAAAAGGGATGACTTTGATATATTCTTCTAGGCGGTGACATGTCAAAAGTGACTTTAGAGAGGATACAGGAAGCTGACCGGAAAGTTGAGAAATTCAAGACTTTGATCGGTAAGCTTGATCAGGTCGACGAGAAGAAGAAAACCCTGTGGATGGAAATCTATGAGAATGCAATAGAAGACAGGGAGAACTCTTACGTGCTATTTCTAGATCTCAAGATGCAAGTCGTCGGAAATATCGCTCATCACGCTGTCTATGGACCAGTTCTAGCGAAATACATGGAGAGAATTTCAAAAGCCAATGATCAGATCACCAAGCTAGTAGAGATGATCGAGTCAGAGGAGAATCATGAAGTCGACGCAGATACAATATTTGATAAGATTGGAAAGAAGTAATGTCTAGATCCCTGCTTGATAACGTCAGCAGAAGGATGCAGACCCCTGGAGGAAACAGGGACATAACAGATATCGTTGTTCCTCTTCTTGATACTAGGGGCACAAGATTAGCGACCGCCGTTGTGTCGGATTTCATTTCAAACGTAGATACTCTCACAGAAGATGAGAAGAGTGCACTAAGAAATCAAGTCCAGAACACTCAGTTCGTCGACAAGATGGCTATGAATTCTGTCGTTGCGCATGTCATTCCTGATTCAACTGCGACCGGAAAGCCTGCAATATTCTATCCTTTTTTCTCAGGACACCTCTGCATGCCAGTCAAGGCTGGTGAGCAAGTCTGGGTCATATATGACGATTTTAGTAATAGCTCAACTCTCGGATATTGGCTTTGCAGAAAATCAACTAACATCGATGTTGATGATCTGAACTACACACACCTTGACAGGGTAGACAACAGACAGGCAAGCACTGCTGAGGCCTGGGAAGGTTCTTCTGCTATACCGGGATTTCCCGAAGGCGGCTTCTTCTTTAGTGATCGCACTCTTTCGAATAACACGTCGTACGATTCAATTGTCAGTGAATCTGTCGACTACTCGAGGTTTGTAGGAGAATCTGTTCCTAGGTTCAACAGAAGGGGATCAGATCTAGCAATACAGGGTAGTAATAACACGCTGATCTGCTTAGGTGAGAACTTTATCAACCCAACAAGGTCTCAAAACGGTCTAGTTGATATCGTTGTCGGAAGGGGAAACAAAGACAACGTAAATTCTGCGAAAGAGACTCTTAATACCAGAGACTACACGGAGACAGATAAGAGAACTCCTAATCCCGCTGAAGGTGAGAGAGATCTGAGGACTGATTCTGCACGTGTTTCTGTCTTCATGAGTGCCCAAGTAGATGTTACTACAGAAAATATGATGAATTACTGGAGAAACATTGGTGCTATTGGTGCAAGGAAAAGCGCACCAGACGGGTCTCTTATCATCAACAAAGCTGACAATCTTAGACTTATAGCTAATAACAGCATCTTCTTGATAAGGGATTCCTCAGGAGGATCAGAAGGGATGATCGTCGACTCAAGCGGAAACGTGCAGATAAGAGGAAACAACGTGTTCCTTGGAAATTCATCTGCAAGTGAGCCTTTCATCAAGTACTCTGCGTACAAAAACACGATAGACGCTATTGTGGACACGATAGATCTCATATGCAGCGCTGTTGGGTCTGTTGCTCCTCCTGCAAAATTTCTAGGACAAACTCTAAAAGGTATAGTTCTACAAAATCATGCAAGAGCTAAGTCGTCTGTAGTCTTTGGAGAGTAGAGCTAATGAATACTTAAGGACGATGGCAATCAAATTCAAAAGCTCTGGAACAAGGATAAGCGATCCCGCCATAACGAGGATACAGGTTCCCCTGCCTCCTGTGGGCATAAAGACTCCGATGGCACTAGGGAATGACCGGTCTGGAATAGTTGCGATGCACTTTGATCCAATAGCTCAGGTCAAGGATAACCTGCGAAACCTTTTGCTGACTAACAAAGGAGAAAGAATTGGCAGGTTTGACTACGGAGCAGGTCTACGCTCTCTAGTTTCGGAATTATCTGGCGGTGATATTGAGTCTAGAGCGATACTCCAGATACAGGATTCTGTATCTAAGTACATGCCCTACGTCTCACTAGAAGATTTTTCCATAACCTACGACAGGGATAATAATCCCCAGGGAATGACAATTGTCATTTTCAACCTGAAATACAGCATTCCTAGGTTATCTTCCTCTAATAACTCTCTTTCAATCAAAATCTACGCTATAGGATAAGACATGTCTATAAAAGACCAGCTGACAACTAAAAGACAGAGATCGTATCTTAATAGAGATTTCGACTCCCTAAGATCTGCGCTCCAGCAGTATGCACAGACGTACTACTCTGACAGAATATCAGACTTTAGCGAGTCAGGAGTTGGCGGTCTATTCCTAGACATGGCTGCATATGTCGGAGACGTGATGTCCTTCTACATGGATCATCAGTTCAATGAGCTCGATGTTACAACTGCTGTTGAGAGATCAAATATCATCCGGCTCGTGAGGAATGCTGGTGTAAAAATCGCCGGTTCTTCTCCTGCGACAGTCACAGCTGACATGTACTTTCAAGTGGCTGCCACTAGCACAGGAAACATCTACACGCCAAACACCTTACAGCTTCCAGTTGTTAGGTCCGGAACTCAGGCTGTTTCGAACACTGGAGTAGTTTTTGAACTTCTAGAAGACGTTGACTTTGCTGAGGTTGATGAAAACGGCGAGCTTAAAGCTCAGTACAAGTCAGCTACACAGGATACAAGGGGTAATCCCAGGACTTTCTTGGTGAAGAGATCAGGATTGTTTACATCCTCTGCAACAAGACAAGAGAACTATTCTATCCCTGATACTTTTGTTCCGTTCAGGAGAATAACCCTGGACCTGGCAGATGTCACCGAGATAATGTCTGTGAGAGACACTGATGGAAACGAATACTACGAGGTCGAATTCCTGACTCACGATATCGTGTACAAGCGTGTCTCTAGAGGTGGATCTGATACAGATGCTGTGCCAGAGAGCATATCTCTGCAGCCCGCACCCTATAGATTCACTTCTTCACTTGACATTGACACGGGATTAACAACAATTCAGTTCGGATCAGGCGACGCTGATACACTTGACAACGACATAATACCAGATCCCTCTGAGGTCTCTGTTCCGCTTTATGGCCAGAAGAAGACTTTTTCTGATTTCACCCTAGACCCAGGAACTCTCCTTAGAACACAGACTCTAGGAATATCTCCCAGGAACACCACGATAACTGTCGTCTACAGGTCTGGCGGAGGAATAACCCACAACGTAGATGCGGGCACCCTGCGAACGTTAAGCAACTTGGTCACGTCTTTTCCTGAGTCTCTCTCGCTGTCGAATATAGCAGCCATAAGATCTACGTCTGACATCAACAACCCTTCAGCAGCTGCTGGAGGTGAATCTGCACTTACACTTGATGAGCTCAAGTCTCAGGCTCTATCTTACAGGAACGCGCAATCAAGGATCGTTACCAAGGAAGACCTTATTGCTAGAATATACACGATGCCTCCTAACTTTGGAAGAGTCTATAGGGTGGGAGTAAGATCAAACGAGACTAATCCCCTGTCTACCATCGTGGCCATTATAAGCAGAAATGCGAACGGAAGACTTGTCAACTCTCCTGATGCTCTCAAGAAGAATCTTGCACTGTACATAAATCAGTACAGACTTATATCTGACGGCATTGACATAGTGGATGCCCCAGTTATCAACTTCTACGTGAAATACGCAGTATCGGTAGATAACGGATCAAATAAGTCCACTGTTTTGCAGAATATCTCAAGCAGGCTTGCAAACTATTTCAACATTGCAAATTTTCAAATTGATCAACCTCTAATCGTTTCTGAGATGATGTCCCTGATTCTCGATACAGACGGCGTCGTATCTCTCACAGACCTACAGGTTCTTAATCGTTCTGGAAACGACGGCGGCAGAGAATACTCTAGCGTCCAGTTTGACTTTGTGTCAAACACAAGAAAAGGAATAATTCAGGGTCCTCCCGGCTCAATTTTTGAGATGAGGTACCAGGGATCTGATATCATAGGAGCGGTCGTCTAATGTACAGGATTCTTCCACCTACGAAAGACACCTACATCACAAATCGCATCATCAACAATGCATTCAGGGCGACAGATGCCAACGTAGGGCAGGCTGGCACTTTAGATCTATTCAAGCTTTATGACGAGTCCACCATAACGGGTGAGACTAGTCCTATCGAGCTCTCTAGGATTTTGGTCAAATTCGATCTTGATCCTTTGAGAGCAATGACTGGATCGACACTTGACATAAGTGATCCTACACTTAAGTGCTTCATAAAGCTTAGCGATGTCTATGGAGGACAAAATACTCCTTCTAACTTCAAGATAGCAGTTTTTCCTCTTTCCAAGTCTTTTGATGAAGGCATTGGAAGAGACGTTGTCTCGTTCTCTGACCTAGATTCATGCAACTGGATAACAGCATCAGTGCAGGGAAGCAGAGTTGTAGCATGGGATTCTGCAGGAGCATCTAGGCAGGGACTTTTAGGATCAAATGATATAGACGTGATCTCTAGCGGAAACTTGCTTGACGGGACAGGCGTATCTAATCTCTGGAACGAGCAGGTCTTC